AAGCAACGAACCTGCATTTAGGACAGGTTCGTGCCGACGACCCACGCCGTCGGATAGCGGATCATCACGTCGACCATCCACAGCGCGCGGATGCCGACTTGCGCCTGGTTGAAGCGCGTGCCGCCGTTGTCGGTCGACAGTTCGAGCACGCCCCAATCGCCGATCACGCAGGTGTCCCACGAACCGAAGATCAGGTTGGCCGACGCCAACTGTTCCGATGACATCGCGTTGAATCCAACGCAAGTGCCGTCGAGCATGTTGCCTTCCCACAACGGGGTATCCGTCGAGGTGAACCGCTGCACCTGCATCAAGCGAGCTGCACCCGCTGTCGTGGTCACGAAGCCGGGATTGCCGAGGATTGCGTTCAATGCGCCGGCCGTCGAAACGAACGCGAGGATCTTCGCGTAGGTCGCTGACGAGGCATCCTGGCCGCTGGTGATACCGCTGGTGTTCTTGATGCCGACCGGCTGTGCGCCGCCCGTACCGTTGATCACCGCGTTGTCGACGCCGTCGATCGCCACGTCGTTGGCGAGGTCCGCCATGACGAATGCTTCCGCACTCGGCGTTGCCTGCCGCAGCAATTGTTCCGATACGTCGGTGATCGCGATACAGGTCTTCGGCGTCATCGACAGTTGACCGAGCGTCTGATCTGCTGCGGTTACCGAAACACCTTCACCCGCTTGCCACGTTACCGACGGTTTCGCCGTTTGGCGCGGGAACACGATGTTTCCCGACAGGCCCGACAACTGCCGCGCGCCCATGCGCATGGCAACCGAACGGTTGCGCAGAATGTCGATGAAGCCACCCTGCATGATGTCGACCATGTAGCCGCCCTTCGAACCGGGAACGACCGACATGGCGCGCATCTGGTCGCGCGAAAGATCAACCGGGCGCGTCAACACTTCGCCGGGGACCAGGATGCCGGTCGAGCCGATGCGGTCAACCTGCTTGGCGACCTGGCGCGAACATTCGATCTCGAATGCGGCGTCCTTCAGGAAGTTCGAATCCTGCGAGCCGTAGCGGAGCGCTCGAATCGCACGGAATACGCTGTATTTCTGCGTCTCTTTCCGCGACAGGCCGACCTCGGTGTTGGCCACCGGCGCCGATTTGCCGCGCTCTTCCATCACGTCGAGAATTTCCTTCGCGACGGCGGTCAGCGGCGCGCCGGTCTCGATCCAACGCGACTGCACCCGGTTGTCGATCTTGTTCGACTTGCACAGGTTGATGATCGCTTCGCGGCGTTCCCGCTCGGCTTCCACTGCGCCGATGTGTTGCGGTTGTTCGCCGTTTCCACCCGGCGCGGCTTGTTGCTCACTCATCTTTCGTGACTCCACAGTAATGACGACAGGTGTCGCCGGGGGTTTCTCTGCTCGCACCATGCGAACTTCGAATTCTTCGCCGCCTTGCGCGCGGCCGATGCCAACCGTTGGGTCGGCGGGAACGGTGACGATCGAGACCTCGTAAGGCTCCCAATCGGTGATGCGTTGCACTCCGGCGTCCTTGCCGGTGTTGGCTTCGGTGACTTCGTGCAGGCGGTAGCCAATGGATACGTTGCGCAAACCGCCTTCGATCATGGCGCGCACGTCATTTGCAGCCGGTGTATCGAACAGGTGCGCAGCAACCAGCATTCGGCCGTCCGCGATGCTCGCGCTGTCGATCATTCCGAGCGGCGCATCCATGTTGTGGTTGAACAGAAGCGGCATCGCCCCTCTGCTAGCCCGGTCGAGACGCACGGCACCTTTTCCGAAATCGAGGACTTCGGTGCCGAAGTAGCGTTCGACTGGATAATCTGATGCAGCCGAAAAGCTGAGGCGGTAGGTCGTGTCCTCCTTTCGGATAGCAAAACCTTCCACCGCCAGCTCTCGTTTGAGAGCCGGCACCTTGATGGTGTCCATTTGGTTACCTCAGTTGAATGACGCGACCGGAATCGGACGACGCGGACGGATTTGAATCACTCGGCACGTTGTCCGCCGCGGGCTGCGGCGTATTGCCTTGCGGCGTCGTTTTGATGTTGTAGGCTTCCGGCGACGTATCGAGCACCAACCCCGCCGCTTTCAATTGTTCGAGTTCGTTCGTGCGCTGCGTCAGCACATCGTCGAAGTCCAGACCGCCAGCCGTCGCGGCGATGACATCCGAAACCGTTGTAAAGCCGGCCATGACCGCCTGACGGTATGCAGCCACTTCGTGAACCGGATCGACCCACGACCAACCGCGCGGTTTGAATCGAACCGCTTCGTATTGCTCGGTGTTGATGGCGTAGCTGCCGATCGGAATCGAAGTAATCGCGCCGGATAGCACCGCCTGCCCGAGCCAAATTTCGTGGACCTTTTCGCGGAAGCTGCAGATGAACCAGTTTTGCAAATGCCGCCATACGTCGCGCGCATCGAGCAGACCCATGCGTGACGACGAATAGTTCCCTTGCGAGTAATCGCCGGAAAGCGACTCATACGAAACGCCGACGCCGATCGCGACTTCGCGGATCATCTGCCGCATGAATGAATCGAAGACCGGATTCGGCGAACCGGTCGCGCCGAAATTCGCGGCTTCGCCAGGATTGAGCCGCAGCAGAGTGCCGGCCTGCATTTCCATTTCGAACGAACCATCCGGCTGCTCATCGCCAGCAAATCCCGCCGCCGACTGCGGCGTGGTGATCACCCCAGCCGTTAACGCCTGCGTGCGCGCGCGCGTGATCTCGGCCTCTGTATAGCCATCCATATCGGACATGCGCCGGATCGTCGCGTGCAGCCAGGGAGCGCCCCGCGTTTGCGGAAATCGGTCGATGATCGCCAGGTGAATGATGTCACCGGCCGGCACCTTCTCGACCATGTTGGGTCCGGTGCCAACGCCAATCCCCGGCAACTCTTCCGGGTGGCGCTTGCGGATGAAGTAGGAGACCGGACGGTAGAACTCGTCGACCTCGATACCCATGCGCAAGGCGTTACCCGGCGTTACGTCCAGCGTCGGCGACTGAAACTGGTCTGCGATCCGTTCCGATTCGATCAATTCAAGGCCGAGCGGCACAGACGAATCACCAAAGGCGCGCCGGTGGATTCGAACGAAAACCTCGCCGGCCTCGAAGACCTCGCCAACCAGCGCGCGCTCGAGTTGCGAGAATTCCAGGCGGCCGCCGGTATGACACGACTCGGCTTCGCACCATTCGTTGAACGCCGCTTCGATGTCGGCGTTGATGCGCTTATTCATCTCGCCGCGCGAGTTCGTCACCTGCGCCTGCAGACCGATCCCGGTCCCAATCACGTTGTTGACGACGAGTTCACGCGCGCGCGCTGCGTAGGAGGCGTCTCGCACCAATTGCCGCGAACGACTGCGCAGCGTCATCAACGACGAAATCAACTCCGCGTCGGCGCTCGAATTGGCTGGCGTAAAGGTGCCCGACAGGCGATTGACGCGCGCAGCGGCATACATACGCAAACGAGGCGGCTGATGAGCTCTCTGCGGCTGCCGTTTCCTGCCGAAAACCGCCGCAAAAATGTCAGATAGCGCCATATCTCACCCGAATCTGACGACCCATGCCAGCCGCAGCGCCTTGTTCCTGCGCATCCACCGTCAGAGTCAACGTCTGTATTTGCTCGTAGAGTTCGGCGAGCGATGACCAACTCACCGATCGGCCGTTGTAACTCATTGACGAGCCCTGCGAGATGCGGGCCCGATAAGCCGCTTGTAATTCGTCGAGCGCCTGCGCTTCGAACGTGCGCATATCAACGCCAGTATTCGCGGACGCAAGCGCCAAGCCATCCGAGATTTGAATCCAGCCACTATCGAGCGTTACGCGTTCAGATGCCTTCGTGACAATCGCCTGCCAGGACCAACGGCCGACCGTGAACTTCTTCGAGTCCGTCGTCGCCATCGTGAGCAGGAACGTGCCGTCGCCGTTGTTCGTCGCAACGACGTTGAACACCGTTTGCGCAGAGGCGAAGTAATACGTCAGCGTCCAGCCATCGGCCGGCAGGTATTCAGAGAAACCGCGCGTCCACTTCGTCGAGTCGCCCCGCACCAGATCGGTCGGCTCGGTTGATGGGATCGTCGGTGTTACCAATTTTTGGCCCAACCTTTGCGCAGTCGATTTGGTTTCGGTGTTTCAGGTTTGTCTGGTGGTGGCGCTTTCGGCTTCACCAGCGCCGGCCAGACCGGATTCAGGATGTACAGCGTTGCGAGGCTGTAGACGTACAAGTCGAGAATTTCGTTACGAGGTCTGACCTTGACCCACTCGCGATAATCGAAGCCGCGGCGCTTCTTCAAAACCGCTTTTTCAGCGGTCAGCTGCAGGAAAAATTCCTCGTCGCAATTCGCATCGAAATGCAGCCGCGCAAGGCCGGGATTCATAATCCGCGAATAAATCAGGTCCTTCGCCGGATCCACCGCCACGGTGTAGAGATCGATTGCCGCGCGACTGTGCCGACCTGGTGGCGAGACAATTGCCTTTTCGCCGGTGACGCCCTTGATCGCATAAAGCCGCCCGCGAGTCCGTTCGCAGAAGGCATAAACCATCTTCGCTCGGTGGCCGGTGTCGATCCCGCACCCGGCGATCCCGAGCACCGCGCCGTCATCGCGCGTGTATTTGGTCGTTTGCAGCCAATCCCGTAAAT